GCCCTTCGTCAGTTTATGCATTTTTGCCATAATGTATTCTATTATTTGCCTAAGTTCCGCCGGAACTTGGACTGTTGTTATTTTATGTAATTATTTATTAACTATTAAAATCACTCAGCACATCATCATACTCCTGATCTGACAGAGATACGCTCTGCACCGCATTGTAGACGACATAATCAGGATAAGATGTTATTTCCGCTGTGCTTTCATCGGTCTTTCCAGTAGTCAGCACAATCCCTGTATCTTCAATAGATACAATGTTGCAGATGCCATCTCTAAAGTCAGCATCAGAGATGAAGTATTCCCGTTTGACCTTCAACATACCGGGAGAGAAACCGGGGTTGTCAAAAGCAACAAGCAGACTGCCATCTTCCATACGGCTGCAACCCACATACTCTTGTCCGTCAAAGGAGGCTATAAACTGTCCTTTAAACGGATTGAAGTAAGTAAACCGGAAGGGAGTATTCACATCCCCATTCAAGTTCTTCTCTATGATCTTAAAATCGGACTGATAATTAATTCTCATAATACACTATAATATTGATGTTACATCATCTATCTCCTCGGCTGTCAAGATGCCGGAAAGGTCAACACTTCCACCGCCTCCGGTTGTTCCTGTAGGACTCCATTTCCCCTTTATCTTGCAATCATATATAGGACCGGGTATGGTATCCCCCACGACAGCCCAGTCGCCCACAACTGGAGATGGGACAGCAGCATGCAATGCTTCTTCCGTAGAAAACAATCCCTTGTTGCGGACACTGTTCTGCTTGACCTTATCAATCTCGGTAGAAGTCTTACTAAAATTGTAGTTAAGCCGATCTGCCGCCTCACTCCAAGTACCTGTTTTATTAATACTATTAAGTTCCATATCACTTTCTTACCTTTAACACTCCATTTGTCACTATTCCTTCAAGTGTTTCATATTCCACATATACCTGCCCGGAGCTGACGTTATCTTTAGACGGCCAATTACTGCATTCAATATTTGCCACATATTTAGACACAGCCCCCCCGTCATATACCGGTTTCATCCCAACCAACAGAGTTTCGCCTTTAGAGCCATAAAAAGAAACGTTATTGGGAGTAAGAATAATATCCGTATTTTCCACATGATTCTGTATTCTGATACGTTCCGGATATACAGTCGTTTCTTGTATCAATTGGTCCCCTACATATTTCCGTAGAATCAAATCACCATACTCCCATCCGTCTGATGATGTGTCGAACCTTAATATCAAGGTGGCATGTCCTTCAGTTGTGTACATTTCAAGAGTATTTTTATCCGGATCAATGACAATGCGTTTCCCGTCAACAGATGTTTCTACTTTTCCGCGGAAAAATCCGCCCAAGGCTTCAACCACACCTCTGAACTTACCACCCAAAGCATAGATATATCCTCTTAAAAACACATCACCACCATGAGCGACAACGAAATTCGCCATGTTCTCCCATTCTTCATCGGTAGGTTGATAATTCGGATCATTACGAAACCTCATCACGGTTAATATAGCCTGTTGAAGCGTGCCACCTGCCCAGAATGCCACATCATCATCGTCATTGTATATGCCGCTTACTCCGGCAGTGACCTTCTGTAACTTGTCATCCTTGTAGTTACCTAACTGAATCATATTGGCCAATATCAAACCGCCAAGGATATCCACAGATCCATCCTTAATCGCGCTGGCGATATAATTGATTGACTGAAAACCGGCTGTTGCCTTGTCGTTATCCAAAATGGACGGCTTCCAGTCTGTGGCAATGGTCCCTCTTTCTAGTTGAAGGTCACAAATGGTTGCGGTACTGCTAAGCATGAAAATACCTGTACCATTAAAAGCGAACTTGAAAGTGTATCTTTGATAATCGGACGCAAGAGGCTGAGTTGTGCTGAAATCACCACACGAAACAGCCACAGACGTACCTTTAGCCTTAAAGGATATAACATAATTTTCATTTTTAATCAAGGACACGGATTGGGACAAACTACCGATTGAAGCAGAATACCCAGAGCCGGCAGCACTATCTGCGGATACAGTAGCCACACCCGTCCAATACTTTAATTGCTTGCTATATAATTCGGTATCAGCAGACAATTGAGTATCAGAGGACAATTTTTCACTTTCATAATCTCCCGTAAACCCGGAGTTACGCAACAGATTGACACTCCCGACAGCCGCATTGTCTATCGCATCCTGAGCCTTTTGGGCCAGATCAGCAGCCGCCTGTATCTCATCCGGCAAGCCTTCCATGTTACGCCATCCGGTGGAACCTTGTTCGATATGAAACATACCCTTGATATCAACACCTTTATCCTGAGTATATTCCATGTAAGTGGTCCGATCCTTGTCACCAATGTACGTATTTCCGTACACCTTCATCCGGACTTTGCCGGTAGATTTGTCAAAATCAAAAGAAATGACATCTTTCCCGGTCAAGGTAAAATCATTAATACCCTGATACATGATGATGGACGGAGAAACTTCGTTCACCGAAGAGAGAATTATCGCCGCCTGTCGGGTGATATCGGTCTTATGACCTAACCCCACGATATCATCACCTGCCACCGGAACATCATTCTCGACATTAGGATCACATACGGTCTTGGACAAGTCTATATAGTTCTCACCCACTGCTGTGACCAACCGCCAATAATGGCGGGTGGCGCCCAGAAGAGAAAAACACCCCCCCATAATGTCACACCCGGCGCATGGCAAGAGATCCCGGAGTAAACTGGTTCTCTATCTCAATTCCGTCTTCCTCTTCCTTAAAATAACAGCGGTAGACATCATCCAACTCATCCACACGGTTGCATTTCATACCTGCATGGGAAATCACCTGCTCACCACCTACATACGTTTTCTTCTTGACCTCAAGCTCGTCAAACACGGCTTTGACCTTGACATACAGATAATCAACAACAGCCTGTGACATACCGTTTTCAAGCACAGTAATTCCACTACCGTTCCTACCAATCAAAAGACCTTTTAAAAAAGTGATCAGACCGTTAGCGGTGTCTGAAATGAGTTTACTAAGAAAGAAGTTGCTCCCAAAAGACTTTATCAAACTCTTTATCTGATTTGAGTTGTATCCTCCACTGCCTTGACCGCCACTTACTATCGAATCAATCTGATTCTGAATTTTCTCCAATGTGCCTACCGTCTTTTCATCTTTAAGGGTGATGGTATATTGGGGAATTATCCCCTCTCCTTCCTTTATTATAAGGGTATCAATAATAATACTTCCATCAATACCAAGATCAGTATCCGTAAACAACATCAAATCACCTTCTTTTAATGTATCATGGATACTCACCTCTCCCCTTGCGATAGCCTCATCATGTTGGCGTGCCATGAAAATATCATCCACCTTCGGTTCATACGAATAGCGCACATAATCATTCTTTGCAAGATATTTTTTTGCGGCAGCAAGCAACCGTTGTGAAGCGGCCTGAATATAAACGTCCGGCATATCAATATAAAGTAGAACAAACTTGTCACCACCCCTTATATTATAATCCTTATACGGGAAATACAATTTTAAACCTTCATCATAGATACGATTACAGGTCAATATATATTTATTGCCTTTCTTCTCACATTTTGTTATTTCAAAATCCCGTCCACCACACATGCCGTTTTTCATACTGATGGTGGCTGTTTCAGAAGTCAGATAATCATTTATATCAAAGCCAATGTCTTTTAATGTAATTGTAAAGGGGGGGATATCCTCACCGTCTTTCAGGTTATCCATTGTACCATCATCCGTCAGCTGTTCAGCATCAAACACTTCATCAAGATTGCCATTATCCCCGGCATCCAACGAAACATGAATACCTGCATCTTCCAACTGCTTAGCTGTCATACCTTCCATTGAAGGACATATCTCTTCCAAATCGCCAGTACCATCAAAATAAACACTTCCTTCCCGGACACCAAGAACAGCAATATTCTTGCTGTCAATATATGGATCAAGCGTTGTCTTAGGAAAATCAGGTAACATCAAATTTTCCACGGCCATATTATTCGGCAAATAATTGGCAAGGGAACTATTTGAGACCTTATTATAATACCGATTAGGCATATTTCTTGTACTGCCGTATGCACGTAACCGAGTGATAATCTGCTGATCCGCATCAGCTGTACGCTGAATTTCGTACAGACCGTTTCCACGCCCGTATCTGAAAATATTATCTGCGGCAATGCCGGCAGTACCGATTGTTATTGTCCGTCCACGAATTATGAAGTTCGCACCAAATTTTGAATTGAACAACTCCAACGCACCCCATACCTTTATATTATTCACATCAATGTTTACATTGGTAGTGCTCACATATTCAGGGTGTACAACAACCGTCCATTTTTGTACTCCAGTATATATACGGTCAAGATTTACTTGAACACGATCTGCCAAATCTTGTATAGACGAAGCGAAAAAACTGAACTTAGGTAAAGAAGTAAAGTGTATCTGATTATCACTTTTCACATAATCAAGAAAATCACATCGCGTCAATTCATCTCCCGCCCCGTTGAACTTTACGTTATCATAGACAAAAGCTTCTCCCGAAGTTTTTCTTGCCGCCTTTTTTAATGCCGTAGGATCGTAGTTTATCTCAAACTTTTCACCACGGTACATAACATAGTCACCTATCTCAAAAAGAATGGGTACGGCACTTTTCAGAGTGCTTGTTACAAAACACGCACCCATCCATGTACCATTATACTCCAAACTTTTCAAGGTACAACGTACCGTATTGCCTGTTTTATCATAAACTTTCCATGACATACAGCTATACTTTTTCAACCAATGCAACTATTTTTGTCGGCTCCACAACACTATACGATGGGATTAATTGAGTTCGAGGATCAGTCACTCTGAATTTTACCGAAAAGATCAAGACTTCATCCACATTGGACTTGTTAAATTCAAAATCTCCAACCTCCAGTAAGTAAAGTCCTTGCCGCCCAATACCCGTATGCAAGTTATATATTTTCAAAGTGGCACCGTCACCATTCTCTCCCGTGAGATAGTTTTGAAAGGCCATAATTTTATCATATGCAGTACCCAAATCCCCCTTATAGCACATCTCGGCCTCCAAGTCATATGCCTTTAATGGTAGCTTATCGGGTATGTAAGTATCTTCACCATCTTCATCCGACCAATCCCGTTTGGGTAAATCTTTCGTTTCCCCACCCGGCTTGAACGGAAATTCAGTGCACACAATTCCAAAATGCGCCAAGCTGTCTTTGACTGGAGCATTCTCGGTAGTTTTCTGCATCAAAATAGAATACGGTTCGTTCATATACACATATTAAAAAAGAGCTTGTCGCAGAGATATTTAATCTCCACAACAAGCTCTATGGCTTTTATTACAAGAATAATGGAAAATACTTCAATGCAAATATAGTTGTATTTTCTATATTATCATAGAAAATAATATCATAAAAACATTTTTAAGTAGATTATCATACTCATAATAGTATTAGTCTGCAATATATATGCTGAAAAACATGAGAAGAACTGATTTATAGCATATTAATTATTAATACTTTTGCATAAAATTATAAAAGAGATTGTTATGTGTTAGGAGTTTTAATTTGGATAGTAGTGATTCTACTGATTTGCTTTAGTGTTTTCGGAGGACCATGGCTATTACCACTATACGTACTTTTTGTAGTGGTGTTAGGTTTTTACTTTGGCATTAAATATTTAGATATATAGGTTATGTGGAAATGTG